CTCCCGGAGTTTCTGGTATAGTGAATAAAATACCAATGCCAGCCAGTTGGAAAAAGGGTATTGGAAGAAAGTCTGATGCAGTAGCAGAAGTGGGTTTAAAGAATCACTGGATTTCAATAACGCCAGCAAAGGTACAATCTATACCAAAGAAGTATTTAGAGAAACATGGACTTGATGATGCTAGCTTAATTGGTGAAGTTCCAAAAACAAAGAAAAAGAATATATTCACATCCCAAGACGATCTAACGGGTTATGGTAGAGAGCTTAGGGATGAAGCATTAGAAGGTTTTGGCGAATCATTGGTTACCGGCGATGTTCCTAAAGCGCCTAGTATGCTTGATATTCACAACTTAATGTCTGTAAAGAAGCCTAAAATAAGATTCGAGGATTATATGCATTTAATTGGACCCGGAATTGTTAGCTCACAATCTGCTCAACGAAAGAAAAGAAATGAGAACAGATAAACAAGAAACATTTATTGACCAGTATTGCCTGCATGGCAATGCTACAAAAGCTGCGGAGATAGCCGGATACGGTTCTCCCAAACAGCGTGGCTATGAACTTAAAAACCGGTTCTCTAGTGAGATAGATGAGCGTACACGCAAGATGATCTTTGATTGTGTGCCGGGCGCTTTAACTCAACTGAAATCTCTTTCCGAATGCGCTGAAAGCGAATCTGTTCGCCTTGGCGCGGTAAAAGATATACTGGACAGAGCCGGACTTAAACCTACTGAGAAGATTCAACAGGAAATCTCTCAGGTAGAATCTAAATCAACAGCCGAACTTCAGAGAGAATTGGAGACTTTAATTGCCCATTAGAAAAGTAAAGGGTGGATATAGTTTTGGTGGCGGGGTGCATAAAACACTAGCATCCGCTAAAAGATCATACAGGGCTTACTTAGCCAAGAAGAACAGCAAAACCAAACGGGGTTGAAGTATCTGAATAAAGATATCGAAAAAGCCGTAGAGATAGCGCGGGAGATTAACAAGCGCCAACGGTTCAGTAAAATAGACTTCTACGATCCTTACCCGTATCAGGAAGAATTCCATGCAACAGGCGCTGGTAATAACCAGCGGTTGCTCATGGCCGCAAATAGAATAGGAAAGTCCTATTGTGGCGCATCGGAGATGGCCTGTCACTTAACGGGGATATATCCTGAGTGGTGGAAGGGTAGGAAGTTTTCTCAGCCGATTACAGCATGGGCTGGCGGGGTGTCTAACGAGACTACCAGAGATATTGTACAAGCAGAATTATTGGGTTCCCCTGATGACCCTGAAGCCTTTGGCTCCGGGGCGATTCCTAAAAAAAATATAATAAAGACGGAACGTAAGCCCGGTGTACCAAACGCCAAAAGCGTAGCCTTGATACGCCATATTAGCGGGGGGAACTCATCTTTACACTTCAAAGCCTATGAAATGGGTGTTGACAAATGGCAAGGTAGATCGGTAGATGTAGTCTGGCTCGATGAGGAACCATCTAGAGAATTATATTCTCAGGCGGTAACCAGAACTCTAGATCGTAGGGGAATGGTCTATATGACATTTACGCCAGAACAGGGGATGACGGAAACTGTTGCGGCCTTTATAAACAATATTAAGAAAGGGCAGTCCCTTACGAATGCCACATGGGATGATGCTTCGGAAAAGATAAAGACCATGAATGGTGTTAATGGTCATTTATCAGAAGCGGTTATGGAACAAATACTTTCCGCATACTCCCCGCATGAGAGGGAGATGCGTAGATACGGAAGACCTTCTATTGGTTCTGGATTGATCTTCCCTATAAATGAAGAAGATTTAATGGTTGACCCATTGGAGTTAGAAGATCATTGGCCTAGAATAGCAGCTATTGATTTCGGATGGGATCACCCAACAGCAGTAGTCTGGTGCGCGATAGACAACGAGAACGATACATTTTATATCTACGACTGCTATCGAGCATCTAAGGCTTCTCCGGCGGTACACGCAGAGGTTATAAGACAAAGACCTCATTTTATTCCGATAGCCTACCCGCATGACGGAAATCGCAGGGATAGCATGGGAAACCCCGGATTAGCAGAGCAGTATAGAGGTTTAGGTTGTAATTTCTTACTTCAGCACTTCACCAACCCTCCGGGTTTGGGAGAGAAAAAGGGTTCCAACTCAGTTGAGGAGGGAATCATGGCATTGTTGCAAGCAATGGAGAATGGGAAATTTAAAGTTTTTTCAACCTTGCCTAATTGGTTTGAGGAATTTAGAATGTACCATAGGAAAGAGGGTAAGGTAGTGGCATTGAGGGATGACCTGATGTCCGCTACTAGGTACGCTTTTCAGTCACAAAGATACGCAATAGCCGGGTCTGATCCCGAATGGACTAGCGATCTAACATACAGGAACTACGGAATTGTCTGATAAAGAACAAGAACTACTATCAAGAGTTAAAGCGGAAATTGTAGACGCTTTAGGTTATGATGGTGTAATCTCCAAACAAAGGGAAGAAGCTATAAAGTATTACTATGCTCTTCCTTTTGGGAACGAGGTAGAGGGTAGGTCGCAGTATGTTGATTCTACTGTGCAGGATACTATTGAGTGGATAAAACCATCCCTTATGCGCGTATTTGGATCGGGTGATGAGATGGTGAAATTTACCCCACACGGGCCAGAGGATGTGAAAGGGGCTGACCAAGCTACGGACTATGTGAATCACGTTTTCACTAAAGATAATCCGGGTTGGGAAATATTATACTCATGGTTCCATGACGCTCTACTACAGAAAAACGGAATTGTAAAAGTATGGTGGGATGATTATTCTGAAGAGAAAAGAGAAGAGTATTCAAATCTCAGCGATATAGAATTTCAGTACATTATATCTGATGAGGATGTTGAGGTCGTTGAGCATAGCGAGATCATTGAAGAGGAGACTCAGGAAGTATATCATGATTTAGTTATAAAACGATCCACTTATGATGGTAGGGTAAAGATAGAGAATGTTCCGCCTGATGAGTTCTTAATCTCCCGCGAGGCTAAAGGAATACAAGAAGCTAGGTTTGTTTGCCATCGAGTAAAGAAAACCGTTTCTGATTTAAGGCTAATGTATCCTGATAAGGATTTTGATGTATCTGAGTTAGGCGGTGGAAACAACGAAGAATTATATAATGCAGAGCGTTTAGCCAGATACGAGATTGATGATTCTTGGACATGGGATGGCCTCGGTATGAACGATACCGGTGAAGAGGCTTTGCGTGAATACTGGTTGCATGAATCATTTATCAGGACCGATTACGATGATGACGGTATTGCCGAACTAAGGAAGGTTTGCAGTGTAGGGGATTATATTTTCTCCAATGAGGCAATTGATAAGGTTCCATTGGTTTCAATTACTCCAATAAAAATACCGCATAAATTCTTTGGAATGAGTATTGCAGAAGTTGTTATGGACTTGCAACTCATGAAAAGTACCCTCATGCGAAATCTTATGGATAATATGTACAACCAGAATTTTGGTAGGTACGCGGTTTTAGAGGGGCAAGCAAACCTTGATGACTTGCTTACACAAAGACCGGGTGGGGTGGTCAGAGTAAAATCCCCCAATGCTATTATGCCTCTGTCCACTCCCGCCCTCGAACCATACTCATTCCAGATGCTTGAGTATTTAGATAGCGTTAGAGAGAGTAGGGCTGGTGTAAATAGAAATACACAAGGTATAAACTCTGACGCATTGACATCCCATACAACAGCCACTGCTGTCAACGCTGTTATGACAAATGCCCAATCAAGGATAGAATTGATTGCAAGGCAGTTTGCAGAAGGTGGGGTAAAAGAACTGATGTGGTCTATATACGAACTTATCTTGAAAAATCAAGATAGAGAACGTGTTATTATGTTAAGGAACGAATGGGTTCCGGTTAGACCAGATATGTGGAGCGACAAGATGGATTGCACAGTTTCTGTTGCTTTAGGCAATGGGTCTAAGGATCAACAGATGATGCATCTATCTCAGATGATTCAGTTTGCATCTCAAGCTATGCAGGGTGGGTTACCTATTGTAACTCCAGACAATATGTATAACCTTGGTGCAGCTTTGGTAAAGGCTATGGGATATCAGAATGTTGATGAATTCCTTACAAAACCACCACCACCGCAACCTCCCCAACCTGATCCAGAATTACAAATGAAGGAAATGGAAATGCAGGTTAAGCAAAAAGAACTTGAAATAAAAGCGGCTGATGTTCAGTTAAAGGCCGCAAAGATTCAACAGGAGGCACAAAAGGATGCAGTAGATGCCCACCTGAAGCAGGAAGAATTGAATCTTGAGCGCGAACAAAATCGCGCAGTAGCTATAGGAGCAACCTAATAGACGAACTCAGAGAGGGAAATGCTAAACGCATTCTTAATGACCCGTTGTTTAATGAAGCATTCGATACGCTAAGAAGTAATTTACAGGACACTTGGACTAATTCAAGTGTTCAAGATGTAGATACGAGAGAGCAGTGCTGGCTTTCGTTAAGACTCCTTGACAGACTCCGCCTTCATCTAACCAGTATCGTAGATACAGGAGAGATGGCGAAGAAAATTAAGGAATACCAAATCTAAGGAGAAATAAAAATGGCGGATACGCAGACTGCCCCGCAAGTACCGGCTGGATTACAGCCAACACCCGCGCTCGGTGGAAGTGTCACTGAAGCGCAAGAAGCATTACTCAGTTTGATGGAACCTGAAGAGGAGAAGCCGGAATCTGAGGAATCGCAACCTACCGAAGAAGAAGAGTCTAAACCACAAGAGGAAGACGAATCATTAGAGGAGGAATCTGAAGAGGAAGAAGAAGCTGAAGAAGCTGAAGAAGAATCTGAAGAAGAGTCAGAAGAAGACGAGGATGGAGAGGAACTTTATGCTGTAACCGTAAATGGTGAAGAGCAGGAAGTAAGCCTTGATGAACTTGTTAAGGGTTATTCCCGACAGTCTGACTATACTCGAAAGACGCAGGAACTTGCAAGTGAAAGGAGTCAAATGGAACAAGCCCAATCACATTGGGCGCAGGAGATTCTAGAAACACAGGAAACTCGTCAGCAGTACATAAATACAATGAGCCAACTTGTACAGAATCAACTTTCAGGTCTAGAAAAGTTTGGTAACGTGAATTGGGAAACTTTAAAAGAAGAAGACCCTATAGCATTTGTTACTAAGAGAGAAGAGTTTCGACAGGCTCAAGAGCGTATACAACAGATGCAACAGCATCAGCATATGGCTCAAGAGGCAGAAGAAGCTGAGATGCAGAGAGTTAAATCTTTAGCAGTTCAGGAAGAACATAAAAGATTAGTATCTGCTCTTCCAGAATGGAGTGACAAAGATAAGCGGGTTAAGATGGTAAATGAGTTATCCTCGTATGCTATCTCACAAGGATTCACAAAAGAAGAACTAAACGATCTTGTAGATCACAGGTCTTTGCTTGTCCTAATGAAAGCCGCTAAATACGATACCATAAAGAAACCGGAAATAAAAGCCAAGAAGTTAAAGAATAAACCAAAGGTTATAAGAGCCGGTAAAGGGACCAGTAAGAAAGAAGATTCTTCGAGAGCCAAACGTACTGCGCAAATGAAGCGTCTTCAGGGGTCGGGTCGTGTCGAACACGCGACTACATTACTTGAGGACTTTATAGACATTTAACTAAGGGAGGGAAATGCTATGGCAGTTCCTACAAATGAACGCTTAACCTATGGTGCTGTGGGCATCAGAGAGGATTTAAGCAACATTATCTATAATATATCACCGATGGACACGCCGTTCTTGAACGGCTGTGGTCGTGGTTCGGCTGATAATACTACGTTTGAATGGCAAACAGACGAGTTAAAGACAGCCGCTGCTAATACGCAGCTTGAGGGTAACGATTACACTTCAACTGCCGCGACTGAGCCTCGTAGGCTTTCCAACTATACCCAAATCTCCGCAACGCAAGTCCAGAGTTCTGGAACTGCCGAAGCCGTTGATTTTGCGGGTAGAAAGTCAACTCAGGCTTATCAACTAGCTAAACGTGCTAAAGAAATGAAGCGTGACATGGAGTTCATGCTGCTTCAGGGTACGGCTAAGAATATTGGCGCGGCTGGCACAGCTAGAGAAACCGCTTGCTTTTCAACTTGGATCGGAACCAATGCTGCTGGTACGTCAAATGTTGTTGCGGCTTCTACTGGTCTTGGTTTGACCAACAGTGGTGCTTCAACCTATCCGGATGGCACAACCAGTGCTACAACTGGTGGCGCTAACACGACAACCACAATTGCTTTGATTAACAATGTTGTTGAGCGTATCTGGAATCTGGGCGGAACACCTGACACCATTCTGTGCAACAGCACAGTAAAAGGTACTATCAGTAGCTCTTCTGTTGGTGGCGCTGTGGTTGCTGCTCCCAGAAATGACATAGGCTCTAAAAACAATATCACCGCCGTAAATGCTGTTGATGTTCTTGTTACGGACTTTGGTACGTTTAAGGTTGTGCCGGATCGGTTCATTCCTGCTACCAATGTTGATTTTGTGGACTTTGACCTGTGGTCTGTTGACTATCTACGTCCTTTCCGTACAGAAACTCTTGCCAAGTCTGGCGATAGTGTAAAACAGCTTTTGATTGCTGAGTACGGTTTGCGAGCTAAAAATGGCAACGGAAGTGGTCAGTTAAAGAGCGCAATCTAAATAGTCTTGGTTTAGCCCCCTTCGGGGGGCTTTGCCTCAAAGGAGAAATAAGATGGCACATATTGGACAACCACCCAGTAAGGGTAGTGCAACAGCTATTGGCCCTGACATGAATCCCCCGCCTTACGCAGAGGGAGAGCCTAAACTTAAAAAGTATGGGCCGGGAGTAGATGGTGCTTTAGGGCATACAGATCATAATGGCTCTATAGATAACGTCATAAGGACACAGGTTTCAAAGGTAGGAAAGGTTTATGGCTGGTAAAAAAAGTAAGTCTGTAAAGCAGAAGTCAGAAAAACAACAGAAACCTATGACTTTTGAGAAGAAACTTTCCGACACAAAATCCCGCATGGGTAAAATTGTAAGAGGAGAAGATCAGGGGTATCATTTAAGATGACTGAAAAAGTACAACCTAATATGTTACATACTACTTTCCATTCAAGTGCGGATGAAAAAGAGTTTACTGTAAACACATATCAGGACGTAGAGCCAGTTCTGGAGGAGAACAAGAAAGCCTATAATAATTACGGCGATTTACTGACTCCGGGGAAAGCTGGCGAAGGCGTAAGGGTTGCCTCTATACCGTTGAATATATGGACTCAGTGGATGAAGGAGACTAATGGGGCAATAGAGAAAGATCATAACCTTATGAAGAAGTATCTAAACGACCCGGATAATAAATATTTTAGGACAACACCAACGAGGGTTTAACTATGTGGTTATACGCATTCGGCGTCGCAGGACGCGCACAAACTGACACAGCAAACGGATACAGAATCTTAAACCAAAACGTATTCTTCTCAGCCCGTAACGTCTAATGGCTATTGGGACGTATGCGGAACTTCAGACTGCCGTAGCCAATTGGCTCGATAGGGATGATTTAACTGCTAGGATACCAGAGTTTATTACTTTGGCGGAAGCGAGGTTCAACAGAATCTTGCGCTTACGCTCTATGGAGGCTAAGTATACGGCTAACACTGTGGCAGCCCAAAGAAATCTAGCCTTACCCACTGGGTATATACAGATGCGTAACTTTCAAGTTAATACTACTCCCTTGACAACCCTTTCGTATGTTACGCCAGAAATTTACGATAGGTTATGGGGAGGAAGCACTTCAGGAATTCCAAAGTTTTACACTATCTTGGCCAATGAGGTTTCATTTGGCCCTATACCCGCAACCGTTCAAGAAGTCGAAATGCTATTTTACAAGAAATTCGACAATCTTTCGGTAACTAACACAACAAATCTTCTTCTTTCAGAGGCTCCCGATATATACCTTTATGGTGCTATGTTAGAGGCAGAGCCGTTTATTATGAATGATGAAAGGGTTCCGCTTTGGGCTACCGCTTTAGAAAGAGCGGTGACTGATATGCAAGAACAGGATAATAAGGATAGACACTCTGGTTCTGCGCTCAGGGTAATGAACACTAGCGGTTATATGTAATGACTGCGCCCATCACTTGGGCGGAGGCTACTTCTCCGATCCTATGGAGTAATATAGGAATAGATTGGAATACTCCCGCAGAAACAGGTAGTGCAACTTACGCTGTAGATGGTGGTTATAGTCTAGGGGTTAGTCACACCAAAGGGGCTTCAATCTCTTTTGGGTTAGACGCTTCTTACGCCCTTGCTGAAGATGTGACAATGCCGGTGTCTATGTCATTTGGAACTACTATAGGCTCTGATCTACAGCATGGTCTTGTGGTACAGGGTGCTGGTACGTTTGCTGCTGATCTATCGCAGTTAAGTTCTGTAACGGCAACCATGAGTCCATCTATTACGTTTGATGTAGATGCTGATTACTCTTCTGTTGGAAACCTGTCTTTCTCAGACTCTATATCCTTTGGAGGTAGGTTATCACAAAGCGCCCTAGATAGCTTCTTATGGAACCCGGAGACAGACCCAACAACTACTTGGACCGCTGTAACCGATCCGACTACAACATGGTCTAGCGAAACAGACCCGACAACTATATGGACTAAGGTGGATTACCCAGATTGAAAATGCAACCAACAATGAAGGCCGAGGGAGGTCTAAGAATGAAACACGATAATGATTATACTATCGGCCTACGGAATATATGGGAAGTAGTGTGCTATGGTTCTGACGGTCAGGAGAAGTGGAGAGAGCTGAACAAGAATCTCGTCACCACGGCTGGTGCTAACCATGTACTGGACGGTACGTTCAAAAGCGGAACACAGATAACAAGCTGGTTTGTTGGTCTAAAAGCGGCCGGAACCCCCGTGATTGCTGACACAATGGCCTCTCATTCTTCGTGGGCTGAGTTGCCTCATACAACCAAATATTCACAAACTGTACGTCAAACTTTGACACTAGGTTCGATAACAGGCACAACTACCAGCACCTGTGATAACTCCTCAAGCAAAGCAACATTCTCTATAAATGCTACCAGCACCGTAGCAGGTGCTTTTGTTGTGAGTAACAATGCTTCATCCTCAGCAACCGCAGGGACACTTTATGGAGTTGTGGATTTTGCCTCAGCCAGATCAGTTGTCTCTGGAGATACTTTGGAAGTGACTGTAACCCTCACAGCGGCTAGCGCATAATGGCTGTTGAAACTGCCAATTGGGTAACACAATTAGTCTCCACCAACCCCGTTGTTGGTGATCCAGTTGGAGAAGGAGATGACCACTTGAGAATGTTGAAAACCGTTCTGAAGAATAGTTTTCCATCTACCTCTACCACAGCGATAGTTCCTAATATGTCGGGTCAGTCTGGTAAGGTTTTAACTAATGACGGAACTGATGCCTCATGGGGTGCGGCTGGTGATCCGGCAGGAACAGCCATAGCGATGGCGATTGCATTAGGAGGCTGAAATGGCTAATACGTTTAAGAATCAGGGTGCAGCACTAACTACAGGAGGAGGTGTTGTCTATACCGCTCCCGGCGCTACAACGTCTATAATCCACTCTTGTTATGTGAGTAATATAGACGGTTCAAATTCGGTGAATGTAGACATAAAGGCTAGAGCGACATCAGGAGACACCTACTACTATGTTGCTAAAACAATTCCTGTACCCGCTGGCTCTACTCTGGTGCTTGATAAGCCAATAGACTTAGAGGCTACAGGTGACGTTCACATGACTGCTAGTGCAAACTCTGACGCAGAAGTGGTCTTAGGTATACTTGAAATTACATGAGTTATTTAGGCCAAGTTGAATTAAAATCCTCTGAGATAAGGAGGATAAACGTAACAAGTTCTACGTCTGCTACGCATACGCTTACTTGGGTTCCTCCGAGTGAGCAATCTCTTATCGTCACGATAAACGGGATTAAGCAGCAGAATAACTACACTATCTCTGGTACAACCCTTACGCTTGATACAGCACTGGTTGCTACTGATGCGATGGAAGTGGTTGGTATACTGGATATAGGAGAGTATGTTACTCCGCCTGATGACTCTATTAGCACCGCTAAGATTCAAGACGATGCTGTTACCGCTGATAAACTAGCCAACTCAATAAACACTGAGATCGCTGCTAATACAGCAAAGGTAACCAACGCCACCCATACTGGTGATGTAACTGGTGCAACGGCTCTAACAATTGCTGCTGGTGCAGTAGATATTGCAATGT